TTGAGCCTGAAAAGATAGCTGGTACTTGTTGATAAAAATCAATATCAGTAGTGGCTACTTGAGTTACATTTGGTCTATAACCAAACATATAAGCTAATTCAAATAAATTATCTGTTTGACGAGCATATTGTAAATATGTTTCTTGTAATTGATTATCTAAATAAAATGATAAAACGTCACCTACATAAGCAGCCATTTCCATAAACATCATACCTGGTGATGCTGGACTAAAGTCATTATATGTTGTTGGAAAATAAGTTCTAGCATAGTTTATTAAACTAGCTCTTAGTTCTGTAAAGTCTTTATTAATATATGATATATTTCTTCTGGTAGCCATTATGTTAATTGAATTTCGATTGTGTCATTTATTCCTGTATCTTGGATAGAATATTTTAAAACTATATCTACTTGATTATTATCTGTATCAGGAAGGATGTTTAATGCTTCTACAACAACATTAGGGAAATATAAATTTAAAGATTCTTGTATATCTTGTTTTAGTAAACCCAAATTTCCAGTAGTTATTTGTTCAAAAACAAATTTTCTTAAATTACCACCAAACGTAGGATTTAAATACCTTTCTGGTTGGTTTGTTAAGAAAAAATTAATTAAATTATACTTAATAGATTCTTGAGTTGTATATGTAATTCTAAAAACACCCGGAGCATTAAAAGGTAAAGCAACTCCCACACCAACACTAGGTTTGGTATCTAAAGGAAATATTTTCTTTGCTCCAAATGCCATTATTTATTTATTAACCCCATTATCATATCTAATCCTACTTCACCTTCAGGTAAAGCTCCATTAATAGCATCTACTGGACCTTGTGGTTGAAACTGCCCTGAGTAGGCTGTAGTTGCTGCTCCACCACCTTGCATTTCTTCTAAAATTCCTCCAAACATTGCTTGTCTTTCTTGAGGTGTTAATTGTTTTGGTTTTGAAAGATGTGGTTGAGCATAAGTGTCCTTGATTGACTCCGTAACAATTGTTTTAGGGGCACGAACAGCTTCCAATAGAATATCTTTTAATTCTTCTTGAATAGCTTCCCTTACTGCCTCTTTAATAATTTTTTTAAAATCTGATGGTTTCATTGTTTATAAATATTAAGTTAATAAGCTTTTAAATTGTCTCTGTCGATTATTAGTTTTAATTCATTAATTAGGGTTAAATCATTTGTTGTAAATGATAATTCGGTTTGTATTAAAACTATACCTTGTTGGTTTTTTCCTAATGCACGTCTACGATTTACGGTTGGTGTATAAGGAACTTCTTGAATTTCAATAATAAATCCTTGGTAAGTAGTTTGATTTTCTGTTTGGTTTGACTGTAATTGAGCGTCTGCTATAGATTGAACATTAGGAGAAATTGGGGGAAGTTCATTATTTGGGTCACAAGTTTGTAAAACAGAATCTATTAATTGTAAATCTCTTACAGATGTTAATATATAACCTCCTACAATAGACAAAACTAATGCTGATCCTGATAATACTGATTGGTATTTAGATAATCTTGAATTACCATATTGATCAAAAGTAACTTTTCTAATTAATGTTTGGGCATCATTTAATAAAGTTGTTATAACACTTGGTGTAGGTAAAGCACTAGCTGGAGGTATTTTTAATGCTATAGAGGTAGCTATAGATGCTAAATCAGTAGTATTAATTAATGCTAATACTGTATTTAAGAAAAAAGATAATCCTGTAATAGATGTACCTAGGATTTCAATTTTATTTCCTATATTATTTAATTGTTCAACTATTAAATCTCTTTGTTGTCTTAATCTAGCTAATTCAATTGGTGTTAAACATACTCCACTACTTTGATATTTAGAAACATAGTCTATAGTTAATTTATTAATTGAAGGTTGGATTAATGTAGTTACTTGGCTTCCTAAAATGTATATTAATTGAGGTAATTTTGATGCTCCTGTTGCTTTTAAATCACTTGGTGTTGCTTGTTCAATAGTTGTAGCATCAACTGTTTTTTCACTAGCTGATTTTGCCTTTGATTCAGTTATTATAGCTTCTTCTTGGCGTTGTTGTTCTATATCTAAAGGTAAAGCCATTATACAGTATAATTATATTTAGATTTTAAAGTTTCTAAATTTGCTTGTAATGCTTGTAAAGAAGTATTCACTTGAGCTGCAGCTATGTTCAATTGAACTAAAGGAGTGCCTGGAGGGGTTGATACTGCTGTTGAACAAATAGTCATAAATCCTGATAAATTAGAGATTAGTTGATTTAATAAATTAACTGTTTGATTTCCTAATAATAAAGGTTCGTTTGCATTTTTAGAACCAATATATGTGTTAGTAGATTGAATTACTGTAGTAGGAGTATCAATATTAACACTTTCAACCGCATTTAAATTTATGGATTTATTTGAACTTAATAATATATGGTCATTAAATGAATTAAATACTAATCTTCCAGAATTTATTATAATTTGGTTTCCTGTATATTCGGAAGGTATTGTTGGTGGATTAGTTTTATAACTTACATATGAAGTACTAGCAGCTTCTAATGGAAGTTTTTGTGTTGAACCAAAGTAAATTGAACCTAAATCAGTATTAATATCTTCCGTAATATATCTATAACCATTTCCTTCATTTGGACCTTGACCATTTCTAATAATCATAATAGGATCACCATTTTCTCCAACAGTAGACCAATTATTAGAAGTATTAGCTACAGTAGAACCAAATCTAATACTATTTCCCCATCGACCTTCATATATTACATCACCTTCAAAAGGAGATAATGGGTTTATAGTATTTCGTTCAAAAAAAGTTTTACCAAAAAATATTTCTGTTGGTTGATTTGTTACTCGTTTTACACTACCTAATTCTGTTTGTGTGTATGATTTTTGTTGAGTTGGTGATAAATTACCTTCTAAAAAAGGAATAGCATTGTGGTGAGGATGATTCCAAACACTTAATATATTTAAATAATATGTAGATTTACTTGATGTAGATGATTTAATTCCTATATCAGGTAGATTTACTATAAGTACTAATTCATTAATTAATGGATAATTTTTAATGTTAGGTAAAAGAGGTTTTGCTGAGAGTTTATTTACTTGTGGATTAATATTAGATATATCTGCAGGGGTTGATTCAGTATTTACATATTCAATAGTTCCTATAGCATTATAGTCATCCCCATCTAAAATAATATTAATAACCCTACCAGTACTTATTACAAAACCTAAATTATTTTTTAGATTATAATCATTTTTGATATTAAGATTTTTATTTAAAGCACCAAACCCATAACTAGCCATTATTTACCTCCTTTTAATTCATTCATAGCAGATAATAACTGCTCTTTTTCCTCATCAGAAATAGTTAATGCTCCTTCAGATGTTACTGTAGCCATAGCACGTTGAGCTAAGGCAGCCATCTTAATTAAAATATCATCATTTTTAACACTAATTTCCATATATTCTTTAATTAAAGGAACTACCAAAGTAGCATCTCCAATATCAGAAATTAGTGGTTTTAATTCAGAAATTAAAGCAGTAACCTGTTGGTCTTTTTTCTTTTGGTTGTTATAGATTTCTTCTAAAACATCCGAAAATTTTTTATTTTTAAAAATTATGTTATCAAATTGTGACATAAATATACATTTAGTTTCTTATAAATATGAAACTTAAAAACTTGTATATCCATGTTCCAAATAAAATATATAACCTTCCTTAAAAATATCGTAGAGTTGATTTGCTATTTTAGTAATTTTAGGTGTTTTAACATCTATAATCTCACGAATATAAATGTAAAGTGCTTTTTTATTAAATATATCTAAATGTTCTCTTTTACGAAATAATTCTAAAATAGCATCCGCAATTCGAGCGTCATATTCTTTAGGAAATAAAGTATAAATGTGTTTAGTGACGTGTTCAGTATAAATGTCTATATACATTGATAAACGCTCATCATGCGAAGTATCATCTATACTATATGAATGTTCCTCATCTTCTTCAATAGTATCTAAAACAACATTATCAATACGTTTTTTATAATTTTTTTGATTCGATAATATTAAATAACGTTTATCAATAGTTCCAAAATAATAATAAGCTTTAGCTCCTCTTTCTGGATTATATAGATGGATTATAGATAGTAAAAAAGTAATTACATCATG